GTGCGCTCTATGTTGCCCCATGCGAAAAAATGCTTGGAATGAAAATGCCTGCCAAAATCATTAATAAAGGAGGTACCTGCCGTTTTGGGTATGTGTACAAAAACGGTGGGCAAGTCTTTATCTATTTCCTTTAATACCATTTTTTCGTATATTGTGGTAATTAGATTTTCATGAGGTTTGGTTTGCAGCCCCGCACCCGTGGGGCTTTTTTTATGGGCCTTTGGGAATATCACTTTGGCAGCCGATAAAGGCCCTGTTTATTTCCATTGCCATTTGCCCGACCAAACATTCCAGCTGCTCCACCTGCCTGGGGGTGTAGCTAAAATTGTCTACCGCCACATCATTGGTTTCCACAGCACTTTTCAGGGTGATGTTATCGTGGTAGCGCACAGCTGTTAAAACGGGCGTGAGGTAGTCAGGCACGGGGTATGTTTCTATGTTTATTTGCTCGGCAATGGTGGCACTTTCCAAAACTTGGTCGCCCTCGCCATTACGGATAAAGTTTTCTTCATTAACCACCCCCGTAAAGCCCTCGTTCCTTTCAAAATAATACCGCTGTTTGTATGCCCCCGAATAAACTAAATTAAGGGGTTCCAGGTCGTATGTATTATAATATTCAAGATACCCCACACTGTCCAGGCCCAACCCCCCGTAATTTTGGCCCGACACAACGAGGTAAGCACCAGAGCAGGGGTTTGTGGTGAGGTAGGTAATTTTGTAAGTATGCTGCAACCTAATATCCCCCAGGTGTACATCGGCACGCACCTTAAAAGTGTCGGTGCCCCCGCTGGCCAGGGCGGTAATATTTTGCACGCCACTGGTGCTGCCTAGCCTTTCCCAGGTATTGCCACTGCCTGTATTTGCCCATATTTCATAGGTGGCCTCGGTCACGGTGCTGTCAAAGGCAAAGGTAAAGGCATAATTTTGGCCACTGGTATTGGCACAGGATGACAACGACAGGTCGGCAGGCACGTTATTAAAACGCACATCCATGCAGATAACATGGCTAAAGTAAATCGTTTCCGTGGGCAGCCCTAAATCAATGGTAAGGCGTATATAATACAGGCCACTGTAAAAGCCAAAGCCATGCTCCGTGCCCACGTGGGTTAAATAAATGTTGCCACTAGTGTCATAGATGACTTGAAAGCCGGTAGTCACAAATGTTTCCACCCCCGTGGCCATGTTGATAACATCCATTCTGTAACCTGTTGGCGTGGGGATTTTTATTTGCCACATCGGCAGGCGGTCGGTGGGTGAAAGTATGGGGCAGCACTTTGTTTCCTCGGTGTTATCCTCGGTATAAAATGCCAGTACGTTGTACGGGTTTATAATTCTGCTCATGTTAAGTATGTTTCAGCGTTAAAGTTAGTGCGCAAGCTGCTGCGCTGTATTCTGCACTTTCTACCTCGCCCCACCCCAAACCTGTTTTAATAAGCTGGCCAGCGTCAAAGGCTTTATAATCTGCCCTGCTCATTTTTATAGTCACCTCCGTTTGCTTTTTCCTGCGCTCCCACGTATCAAAAGCCACTACGCTGCCATTCAGGGTGCCGGTGGGTAGTAACCTTTCATAGGTGTGGTACGCACTTAACAAACTAGGTATTGCCATGTGCCCGTTTTTATATTGGCCCCATGTGGGCACAAAAAAGGTGTTAATGTAATAATCGCCCCCGCTAGTGGCATAAGCATTGACCAGCACAAAGCCATCGTCGTCAATTTGGTCGGTATTGGCCTGGATGTATTCCACATCATTATTAACCCTGCCCAGGTCACGCACTATTTCATCTGCGGTGGAATAATCCAAGCAGCTGCCATAGGTAAGGGGCGCCCCCTGAAAAGCTGGTGAGGTGTTTTCCATAAACTGCCACCGTTCCTGATCGGCCATTTTGCTATTATCATAGCTGTACCTATTAAAGCCCGTTATCAGTTGTGCATTGCTGCCACTAGTAAGGTTTAACCCGCTGGTGGTAGTAAAGTAGCTAACATGCTCGATGCGAAAATTACCGTTTTGGAACCGCCACTGCACATTAAAATGCTCCTTTAGCGTGCTGAAAATATCCTTTAATGTCCACGTGCCCACTGTTGCTGCCTGGGTGGCTGTGGGGCGTTTCACATCGCTCTTTTGGAAAATAACTATGTTTTCCAGGTTGGCAGCAGAAAAGGTGTAGGGGCTATTTGCGGGCGCATCCCCAGACGGGTTAATATTAAAAAAGTCGCTTTTTATGGTAGGGCCACCACAGGCAGCAGGGAAAAAGGTGTCAAATACATCGGCCAGCGTCACCCCATTGTACAGGCGGGCCACCGTGCCCCCGCTGGTAATTTCATCCGTGGTGTAAATTTCCTGTATGTAATAATCAGGAAATGGCTCGTCGTCATATTCGCTTTCATCCAGCGTCCTTGTTAATGCCTTTCCATAACCACCTGCCACTGCCACCCACCCACTGCCTGGCGGGGTGCCCCCGCTGGTGGGCCAGAATAGCCGGCAATATTTGGTTTGCAGGTTGGCGGTGCTTTCCCAGTTTTCCACCTCATAGTATGGGTCAGATGAAGGCGGGAAACCGCCATAGCCTTCCGGTATCACATTACTGATTCGGTTTTCAATAACCGTCCAGCCCCCAGATGAAGCCACCGCCCAATCATCCTGTGAAAACACAACGGGGTAACTCGTTTCAATACACCAGTTACATTGTAACTCCCCCGCCGCCTGGGCTATCTGCACCTTCGTGGTGCCTGCCAATATGTTTATTTCAGCATCCCAGTTGTCACGCAGGCATTGCCATGACCCCGAGGGGTCAATAGTGGCACGCATAACGCAGCGGTCTAAATCCCACTCCGTTTTTGCACTGCCCATGCGCAGGTATCCGGTATAATATTGTGAGCCATCCAACTGCACCTTAAATGGCAAACTTTCACAGGTGCCCAGGCTTTCCCAGTTATCATAAAACAGGGCATAGTCCGTGCCCTTAAATACCATTTCCGTTTCCAGGGTGCGCACATAAATGTTAAGGTCGTCGTCGTATTCCTCGCTGAAAACCAGATCCTCCACCACGGGCGTTACCTGCACATCGTTGGCGCCACTTGTCACGTAAAATGTAAATCCGTCCAGCCTCATAATTAATTGTATTTATCTATGCCGCCCCTGCTTTTTGCCAGCCTGTTTGCCAGTTCCTCGGTTATCCAATTAAGGTGATGCCGGCAGTTATAACCACCGCACTGTATGGCCACATCTTTCCCAGGTATTTTACCTTTCCACTCCTGGCTGTTCCATTCCTCTATGGTGCTAGATTTGTAAACATTATTATTGCGGGCCTCACAAAAGGGGCGGGTGAATTTCATCACCGTACCACTATACACCGCATAATCAAGCCCTAAATTTTCTTTATAATCCAGCTGCACCGTGCGGTCAAACTCCTGAAATAAATCGTTTGTAAAACGCAGGTAATGGCCCTCCAACATGCCCACGCCCTGGCTGCCCACAAAATCCTGCCGGAAGGTTTGCCGGAACTGGCCCAATGGCACCTTTGCGGCAATAGCATCATTAATTCGTCTGGATATATCGGCAGCCAATTGGGTGTTTGTTATTACCTCGGCCAAATACCCATTTTGCAGCACCCTGCCCGTCCTGGTGTCAAAACCATATCGCAGCATAACCCGACGCAGCACCCTTTTATCCACCGCCTCCTGGCTCATGCCCTGGGCCTCAAAATACTTGCGGTTTAAAGTGAACAGGGTGGTAAGGCGTTTGAACATCCAGGACAAAAAGGTGCGGTTTTCCCGTTTATTAAAAGCAGCAATGGTGGTGCCCACCTTATCGGTGCTGCTTATGTTGCCCACTGAAAAGCGTATGTTACCACCTGCATCGGTGCCCAGGTCGCCAATAACGCCCTCAATGGCTGCCCACAAACGGGCCTGCATGCCCCGCAGCTTGCTGCGCATTTGTTGCTCGGCCTTCCTGGCCATGCGCTCACGTTCCTGTTGGTATTGGTTGCGGCTTTTCATACTTCGCCATCTTCATTGTCCGCATCTTCGTCACCCTCGGCATCTTCTGCCTCGCCTGCCCCCACAAACATATCCAGGGCGGGGGTGCTACCTTTAAATTTAATGCCTTCCGTCACTTCTGCCACCTTTTCCATAATAATGCGCTCACGTTCTGCGGGGTCTATTATTTCATGAAAATAACCCAGCCCTGAGGCCTGCCTTTCGGCCTGTATGCTTGTTTTTATGCGGTCAAATTCCGACCATAGCACCACCTGTGGGTCATCATCGGCACGCCTGCCAATAATTAGGGCAATTTCTTCAGGGCTTTTTGCCCGCCACGGCTTAAATTCCTCAAAGGCTTTTATTTCGTTGACCATTACAGGGCTGTTGCGGTATTGCTTTTGTAATATATCCGTGGCAATGCCCCAGGTTATAGCATAAGGCAGCCCATTGGTTTTTGCTGCCCCGTACCTGTTAATAAGCTGCCCCAGCGATTCCACGCCCAAATCTGCGGGGTAGGTCATTTTCACCGTATAGTCCTGCACGCCAAAATATTGGAACCCCACCCGCCAGGCTTTCTGCCAGGCCCTGCAAACCAGCAGCGCACAGGCTGCTAACTTGTTATTAATCTTATTAGCCTCAATAGTTACCTGGGTGGCTGTTTGCACGTTTGCCAGTTCCTCGGCACTTACTCCCTGCTGGTTATAAATGGTAAGGAAAAGCGATGCGGACAGGTAGCGTATTTCATCCCTGTAAAATTCGGCAATATTTACGGGCCTTTCCACATAGTGGCTCAGGCTGGCAAGGTCAACAATTTCTGCGGGGTCATCGGGCCAGCGCAGGGTGATTAAATCCTGCTCCCCCGTGCTGCTTAACTTACCACTGCCGTGGCAGGCATCGCACCTTTCTGTCCTGTCGGGGTATCGCAGCCACCCACCGTCACACAATATGCCCGTTTCCTCATCCCTGTATGTGCAGGGCTTAACATATTGCATCTTTTCGGGGCGTATGTGCCCCACCTTTTGCAGGTCAAAAAAGGATTTGTCACGTACAATGTCCCTTAAAATGGGGATGCCGTCAGCAAAAGATAATTCACCTATTTTTCTATTGTGTTCACTGGAAGGGTATGCCGTCCACCGTATGGCGGGCACCTCCTGGGTGCTGGTAAGGTAGGTGCGATAAAAATATGTGTGGGTGCGTATGTTTATAACATCATAACCCATCGCCACATAATCCAGCTTTGTGGGCATGTCATCCACCTGGGCAAAGTGTACGGAAAAGCCCTTGCCATACAGGTAAAAATCACTCAACTCCTTTGCCACAAGTTTGTTACCCACTTGGCGCACCTCCGTGCGTAAAAATTCAAAGGCCAGCCATTGCAGCACGCCGGCCTCGTTATAATCAAAGCCCCGCACCTCACGGCTCAATACCTCAACGGGGTACATATCCAAAATCCTGCGCTGGCCGTCCACATCCTCCACCAGGTGTTCAAATACCGTCCAGGCGTTTGGGTCTTGCTTGCTAAAGTGCAGCGCAGCATCCACACAATACTGGTGCAGCGACTGAAAGGAAAGGTACTTGTCGAAGTATTCCCCCAGCCGTTGTGCCACCCCCTCATCGCCCTGCACTAGTGTGTTGACGCCATCGGTGCGGTCAATTTCCTGGTAATAAGCCAGCACAGGGGCCAGGGCCACGGCTGAATATGTGTTGGTAAGGCGTACACGGGTATCAATTTGCTCTTGGTCTTCCCTCATAGCTACCTTTTCCAAATACTTGGTTTGTTTTTCCGTTTTACGGGCTAGGAACATTTCGGCCTCTTCACTTATGGCCACCGTTTCTGCGTATAGTGGCGGGCGCAAATCAAACTCAATAATTTGCATTAATTTATCCGTGCCTGCGTTCGGGTCTGTCATAATATTTGTGGTGTGCGTTTGGTAATGTTGCCCCACTTCATCGTCATGGCATAGCGGGCAGCATCCCAACAGTGGTTAAACGTATCAACGGGCTTATTTAAGGCCACCCCGTCCTTTTCCTGCCATTTGTAATTTGCCTGCTCCCTTTTCCAGTCTGTGCTGTCTGCCGTTATATTCCAGTTAAACTGTTTCATAGTGCTTATGCCGTGGTTCACACTGTCCCTGCCCTTTGCTGCCGGTTTTACGTTATACCCTTCGGCTTTGATCTCGGCAATGCTTTTGGGCTCTGCGCTGTCGGCAAATATTTCCGCACTTTTAGGTATGCGCAACTCACCCATCTTGGCGGCAATATCTTGGTTTGTCAGGCCCAGGCTGTAAATAAGCTGCTCCCCGTAAATTTCCCCGTGCAGCTCCCCCAGCCGCACCAGGGCGGTGGGGTCATTGCTAAAACCGAAGTCTAGCCCATAGCAAACTTTTTTGGCGTGGGCAGGGAAGGAAGGCACCCATTGTACATTACGGAATATCAAGCCCTTAATATTGCCTGTTTTGCCCAGGCCATACACCAGCCAGCTTTCGGGGTCGCGCTCCTTATATGTGCGCACGTGCTTGATAATCTGCGGGTCTGCAAAAGGGTTGTGGGTAAAGTTGGAATAATAAAAAACCACCTCGGGCTGCCCCATCAGTTTTTCATGCGCCCAAAAGCTGGTCGTGGGGTTATAGTCGCCAAATATGCGGTCGTTTGTCCGCATGGCGATCTGTTTATAAACGCCATAGGGGATGCCGTTCATTTCGTTAAAAAAAGCATCATCCCTTTTGCCACTTTTAGCGTCCTGTTCATCCTTGAAACTGGAAAATTCAATGATACTGCCGTTAATTAGTTGGTAGGTGCGATCTGTTTTATTGTAGCTTTCCACATAGGCTTGCAGCTGGGGGGTGTCGGCCAATATGCGTTCCATATCCCTTAAAGCACCCTTTTTCAGGTTGGGTATATCTTGCCCCACAATGGTGGTGACGCCAGGCTGTTTAATCCTGCGCAATAATATAACCTGTAAAATGGCGTATGTTTTGCCGGAGCTGGTGCCACCCTGGTTAATCACCACCCGTTTTTTGGCGTTGAAATTCCACTTAAAAACAGGCGTGGTGCTAAAGGATAATATTTTATCAGATGTTTTCGTCAATATCCCCCTCGTTTGTTACTGGTTCTGAATCCGCTGAAATGTGTATTTGTATTTCGTTCATTCTTTCGCCCAGCGTGGTGTGGTCATGGTGTACGGTTTCAATGTAGCCCCTTTCCTTGCCACGGGTTTTAAGAAAAAAAATGGTGGCTGCGGTGCTGCCCCCGTTTATTTGTGTAAACAGCTGGCTTTCTACAAAATCCAGGGCCACATCTTTCAGGTCATCCACCTGGGCCTTAAATTCCGCATCCTCGTTATAGTATTTGTAAAAGGTGCTCCGATCCAGGCCCACTGCTTTGCAGGCAGTGGTAACAACCCCCAAACTTTTTTCCAGGGCTTCAATCAGGGCTTTTTTATTGTGTTGGATTTGTTGGAGCCTTTTACCTGTTGACATGGTATAAAATTTAGAGCGCCAGGGTCGGGCCGACCGCCATCTCCGCACTGGCTGTGCGGTGTTTTCCCTTAAACTACTGACGCATGTTACTTTTCAACTTTATTATAGGCACTTTTTTTGCATATTGCAAATCTGTTATGTCACGCACCCAGCCATTTTCATCTTCCAACCATATTTTTATGTCCTCCTTTTGGGGCAGTGGCAGCACTTCAAAACGTGCCGTTTCCATTAATTTTTTTTGTTCTGCCGGCTCACAGGTAAACAATAAATATCTGAAATTAAAGCCACACCATATCATTGCATTTGGAAAAATCTTTTTAACCTCGATTAACCCCCGTGGTGTTTGTGCCCTGTACTTTAGTGCATACCTGTGCCAAAAACTAATGGGGTGGACGAGGGCGTTTTTTTCAGGGATGTAAATAAGCCTCGTTTCGTGGGGCGTTATGTGCATATATCCCGATGCTTTATAAATGGTGCCTACCAACCCCTGAAAGCCTGCCGCATAAGTAAACAAGTATTTGACGTTTGTATGCTTTTTAAGTATTGCTTTTTAAGTATGCGGTGCGTAAAGGCCAGAAATTTACTGGCTGTATGCTGTGGTACATTATCATTATCAACAAAAAACCGACACAGCTCCAAATAATCGCTCACATTATCGCTGTACTCTTTGCCAAATAACGTTATGGGCGTTTGTTTGGGCATTATGCCATAACCCCATGTGGCCAGGCCCCGAAAAACACTATTAACATAAAGGGCAAAATAGTATTTTCCACTGTTGGGCATGCTGGGCGCATGGGGGTGGGCCTTACATAGCTCTTTTGCCACGTTCCTGGCCACCGGCTTTATTATAAATCTGTCTTTTGCCATTCGTCCAAAAAGGTCATTAAAGCCTTATCTTTATTCGCATCGTACAGGCCCAGCCATTCCTTTAAAATATCAACATATTCGGGCGTTATAACAAAGGTTATTTGCATGCGTTTGGCCAGCTCGGCTGCGTGGTCACTTTCTTCCTCAAATTCTTTGGCCCAATCCACATCACCAGGGTCGGTGTCATCAAAGTTGTACTCATTAACATCCAGGCCCCAGTCACTGAGTTGTGAAACATCCCATTCATTTGCCAGCAGCTCCCAATCCCAGTTACCAAAGCCCACGTTGTCCTTTACAATAAACTGCTGCTTTTCTTCGGGCGTTAAATCGGTGCGCTGCACCACCCAATCATCGGGCACCTCTTTGTATCCCATGCCCCGCAAAGCCTGTACCCGCATATTACCGCCAAGCACGTTAAAATCCTCATCCACAATAATGGGGCGCAGGGCCATCATCTTTTCAAAGTCACTGATTGACTTTTGCAGCTTGCCTAGTCGTTCTTTGCTTATCCACCGCGGGTTTCGGCTGTTCAGCTTTAGCGTTTTCAGTTTTACCATTATCCTGTGCAATGTTTACGCCCATAAGTTGCAGGGCCACGGAGAACCGCAGGCGGTTAATTTCCGTGAGCCTATAATGTTGCTTTAAATATTCACGGGCCTTACTTACTAAATCAACTTTATCGTATTTGCCTGCCTTAATATCCTGGAAAACCTTTTTAGCATGCTGGTTATCCTTATAACGAATAACGCCAGGCACATCAAAGGCAGGGGCGTGCTGTGGCGCAATAACCACGGCGCCGGCAATGGCTGCCTCTATCCATACAATGTTGCTTTTGCCTTTATTAAAGGGGTGGTCAATGAGGGGAAAGAACACATAGTCAATGCCTGCACTAAAAAACCTGCGCCAGAAAACAAAAAGGTCTGACCAGGGCACCATCTGCGTGGCGGGGTCAAAGCCTTCAATGAAATGCGGGTCATCACCCCCGAACTGCTTAAAATCAAAGTGCTGGGGGTGGCGCAATATTTCCGCAATAACACCACGGGCGTGGTAAATATCTGCATTATGGCTGTTACTGCCCCGCCAGGCTATGCGGGCAGGGCTGTGCTGGCTTTCCACCTCATGCCATTCGTTTTCCGGAAAACAATAGTCATCCCAGCAGTTGGGTATTACTACCGTATTCGGGTTTAGCTGGCTGTATGCCTTTTGTAAGTACGGGGTGGTCACTGTAACAACATCGGCACTAGTTATGGCCTTTTCCACCATTTTCATATTGTTCTGGTCCAAATAGTATGGCCTCGCATTATTGCCCCGTGGTATGTCCCAAATGTAGTCATCAAAATCCACCCACACCTTTTTGCCACGCAATTTGGCTGCCTGTATCACGCCCAGGGCGTGGGGTTCCACCGGCCTATCCATAAAAACCACATCAGCTGCCACCAGGTCGGCGGGGTTGAAATCGCGCATTTCGTGTCTTTCCACCACAATCTGGCCATTTGTTTCTTTGTGCAGCCACGGGAAGGTGCCACGGCTGCGGTAATGCTGTACACTGGGGCTGTTCGCGTTCATTATGGCAAAAAGCCGTATCATAGGCTGCATGGTTTAAATAAAAAAAGGTGCAAGACCGTATATTCTTACACCTTTAAAGCACTTATGAAGGGGGGTGTTTTACCCCCGTACAATCGCAATCTCCTGACAAATATAGTCCTTTTGTGCCTAAATCACAAATTATGGCTTTGGAATTGAGAATTGATACCCCCCCCTTATGCGTTTTTTCCATACTGTAACATCATGCGGGGCAGGCTGCGTACCACCAAACCAAAGGTTAACCTCACGGCTAAACCACGAGCCACCGGCAGCCGGATGCCGTATTTTATGCCATTCAACCCTACCAATATCCGGCAGCTCGATGCGGGTTTGCACCCAATTATTTGGGCCTACTATATATTGAAAATCTATCAACTGCCCAGGCAGCACCTCCACCAGGGGCCAATCATCGGGCCTGCCGGCAGCCTCGTAATAAACATAATTACCCCCGATGTTATAATACGGGCTGACCTCGGTAAGGCCATAAATTTCGTTATGGCGCACGCCCAACATAACAGCCTGGCGGGAGCTGTCAATGAGCCTAAAGCTGTCTCCACACAGCTTATTCCATTGGTTGTGATTGGTGGGTAGTTCATAAATCCACCCATCGCCCAACCTAGCCTGCCAGTGGCCACGGAAATTGCCGTAAATGCCAAAGGGGTTGCAACGGATGCGCAGCATAAGGGGGCGTGCTGCGTGCCGCCCTTTCTTAATTTTGTACAAATTCATATTTTATCATCTTTTCCGGTTTTAAAAATCAGTGCTGTGAGTATGCCAGTAAACACCAGGAAGGCACATAAAGCAAAAAGGGCGTGGGCAGGCGTGTGTGGCTGGGGCAGGCTTTCAACTGCCATATAGGTAATGATCCAGGACAAAACCACGATGCCCAGGGCGGTTATAAATCTCAATCCTTGCATATAAGTTGAATTAATACGGCACCTTTTTCCATACTGTCATCGGGTGCCAAAGTTAATTTTTTCCAATACCTTTTATCATCATCGGGCACATACCCACGCCTGCGCAGCGTGTCCACCACCGGCTTAACCATGCCCACCAGGTTATCCAAATCCATTTTTGTGTTGTGCCTTATTACCAGTTCAAAGCATTTGCAGGCTGGGGGTTTTTTGAGGTTGAGCAG